GCAATGGCCAGTACATCAAGCTGCGCTACGACGTGACGGGCCCGACCCACCAGGGCCGTGTGGTGTTTGGCAACCTCAACATCAAAAACCCAAACCAGAAGGCTGAAGAGATTGGCCGCCAGCAGCTGGGGGACATCATGCGTGCGATTGGCTTGGCCAAGGTCACGGACACCGACCAGTTGATTGGCAACAGCCTGTCGATCAAGCTGGATGTGAAGCAGGACGCGCAGTATGGCGCCAGCAACGAGGTGAAGGGCTTTAAGTCTATGTCTGGAAGTGCTGCACCATCTGCGGCTGCTGTGCCGCCTTTTGTGAAGCAGGCCGAGGCTGCTCAGGCCGCGACCGCGAAGGCTGCGCCGCCTTGGGCTAAGAAGTAAGCGAAAAAAATGCCCAGGCTGTTGAAGGCCTGGGCAAATTCTCAAAGGAGAGACAACATGAAGATTCCCGAGTCAGAGCATACCATCCAAGCCTTGATTGATAAAGCGCATGAAGCCAAGAAGGAGGAGCCGCGCCCTCACATGGGGGCCAGTGGCCTGGGCCACCCTTGTGACCGTTGGCTGTGGTTGTCGTTCCGCTGGGCTGTGCAGCCGTCGTTCCCTGGCCGCATCTTGCGATTGTTTCGCCGTGGGCAAAATGAGGAGGCCACGATCATCAGCGACCTGCGTGCGATCGGCATGGATGTGCGCAAGGTGTCGAGCCAGCACCGTGTTGACTTTGGCAGCCATGTGTCTGGAAGCCTGGACGCGATCATCGACTCTGGCGTGCCTGATGCCCCGAAGACCAAGCATGTGGCCGAGTTCAAGACGCACTCGAAGAAGTCGTTTGATGCTCTGGTGAAGGATGGCGTGGAGAAGTCGAAGCCCGAGCACTTTGTGCAGATGCAGGTCTACATGGCCGGGACTGGCCTGGACCGTGCGCTGTATCTGGCCGTGTGCAAGGATGATGACCGGATTCACACCGAGCGTGTGAAGTTCGACAAGGATGTGGCGCTGGCTGCCATTGCGCGTGGCCAGCGCATTGCCCTGAGTGATCGGATGCCGGAGCCTTTGAGCGCCGATCCGAGCTGGTATCAGTGCAAGTTCTGTGATGGCCACGACCAGTGCTTTGGGAGCAAGACCACGAAGCATGTGAACTGCCGAACTTGTGCCATGGCCACCCCGTTGTCGGACTCGACCTGGCACTGTGCCAAGTGGGACTCGGTGATCCCGGTGGATGCCCAGCGTACCGGCTGCGAGGGCCATGTCCTGCACCCTGATCTGGTGCCATGGCAACGCAAGGATGGGCCGGACGATTACACCGCCGTGTACGAGATCAATGGCACGAATGTGGCCAATGGCGATCCTGAGATCGAGGGCGTGTTCAGTTCGCGTGAGCTGCTGGCCAATGCTGCCGCCTGTGCTGACAAGGGCTGGACGCAACTGCACGACATGCGCAAGCAGTTTGGTGGAAGGGTGGTGGGTTGATGCTGAGAGAGTACCAACAGCGCACCATCGACCAGCTGTATGCCTGGTTCGAGGCCGGTGGCCTGGGCAATCCCTGCCTGGTGCTGCCGACTGGATCTGGCAAGAGCCACATTGTGGCCGCGCTGTGCAAGGACGCCTTGCAGAACTGGCCTGAAACCCGTGTGCTGATGCTGACCCATGTCAAGGAGCTGATCGAGCAGAACGCTGAGAAGATGCGCCAGCACTGGCCTGGTGCGCCGATGGGGATCTACAGCGCCAGTATTGGCCGCAAGGACTTGGGAGAGCCGATCACGTTTGCTGGGATTCAGTCGGTGCGGAGCAAGGCGCGAGAGCTGGGGCATATTGACCTGGTGATCATTGACGAGTGCCACCTGGTCAACCACAAAGATGGGGGCGGTTATCGCAAGCTGCTGGCCGAGCTGAAAGCGATCAACCCGAGCCTGCGCGTGATTGGCCTGACGGCCACGCCGTACCGCTTGGGGCATGGCCTGATAACCGACAAGCCTGCGATGTTTGATGACCTGCTGACGCCTGTGAGCATCGAGGAGCTGGTGTTCAAGGGGTATCTGTCCACGCTGCGCTCGAAGATCACCAAGGCCAAGCTGGATGTCACTGGTGTGAAGAAGCGCGGAGGTGAGTTCATCGAATCCGAGCTGCAAGCTGCTGTGGACACGGACGACCAAAACCACGCTGTCGTGCGCGAGGTGATGGCCCTGGCCGGTGAGCGCAAGGCGTGGTTGTTCTTTTGCGCCGGTGTGCAGCACGCGCAGCACGTGGCCGAAGCCCTGCGCCAGCAGGGGGTGGCTGCTGAGTGTGTGACTGGTGAAACACCGAAGAAGGAGCGCGAGCGCATCCTGACCGACTTCAAGGCTGGGCGACTGCGTGCGCTGACGAACGCGAATGTGCTGACCACCGGGTTTGATTACCCCGATATCGACCTGGTGGCCATGCTGCGCCCTACGATGAGCGCCAGCCTTTATGTGCAGATGGCTGGCCGTGGCATGAGGGTCAAGAGCCACACCGATCACTGCCTGGTGCTGGACTTTGCTGGCGTGGTGGAGACCCATGGCCCGATCACGAATGTGCAGCCGCCGAAGAAGTCGAGCAGCGATGGTGAGGGCGAAGCACCGGTGAAGGTGTGCGACCACTGTGGGGAGCTGGTGCACATCTCGATGATGACTTGCCCGTCGTGCGGTGAGCAGTTTCCTGAGCCTGTGAAGAAGGCGATGGTGTTGCGAAATGACGACATCATGGGGCTGGAAGGCAAGGAGCTGGAGGTGAGCAGCTGGGCCTGGCGTGAGCATACGAGCCGAGCGTCTGGCATCAAAATGCTGGCGGTGACGTACTACGGGGGGCTGAGTGACCCGCCGATCACTGAATACTTGCCGATCATGCACGAAGGTTACGCTGGCCAGAGGGCGATGGGCCTGCTGCTGAGTATTGCAAACAGCGCAAGCATTGTGCCGGGTGGCTTGAATGTGCAGACCATGATCGAGATGGTGCAGAACATGAACAACGCCACGCCGCCGAAGCTGATTGAATATCGCAAGGACGGGAAATTTTTTAGAGTGATGAAAAGGAGTTGGGAATGATTGATGAACTGGTGAAGGCGCAGAAGCTGCGCGTGTGTGATCTGTGCAAGGTGGCCAAGGAGCCGAGGGGCGGTGTCGAGCTGCGTGCGAAGTGGCACTGTGCCCGGTGCTGGGTGAAGGCAATGCAAAGGGGGCTGAAATGAGCAGGCCACCCGAACCCGAGTTCCTGGTCCAGTGGCGCGAGTGGGATCGCGCTGGGCCACCGCGCTGCTGCCACACGTGCGAGAACTATGGCAACGATGGGATGTGTGTGGAGTTCTTCATGAAGCCGCCAGCAGAGTTTGCCGAGGCTGTGGGCGAATGCCCGAAGTGGATGCTGGAGATCCCGTTTTGACCGCCGAGCGCATACCCACCGAGCATGAGGAGCAGCGCGAGGTGGTGCGCTGGTTTCGCCAGACTTACAAAGGGGTGCGGATCTTTGCCATCCCGAACGGTGGAGCGCGAAGCCCTGCCACCGCTGGCCGCCTGAAAGCCGAGGGCGTTTCCTCTGGTGTGCCTGATCTGTTTGTGCCTGCTTGGGGGCTGTGGGTGGAGATGAAGCGCACGAAGGGTGGCGCGGTCAGTGCCGAGCAAAAGGACTGGATCAAATACCTCGAAGAAGTGGGTTATTGTGTTAAAGTGTGCAAAGGTGCTGAAACTGCAAAAGGGCAGATTCAGGCCTTTGTAACCATCAAAAATTTGGAGTAAAAAATGAGCACACGCATTTACCTGGTCACGGATGTGGAGACCAACAAGCACCGCCTGATTCGCGCAAGCAACCAGGCCCAAGCCATCAAGTACGCCGCCCAGACCCGTTTCGACATTGAGGTGGCTGGCCAGGATGATCTGGTGAGCCTGCTGACTGGTGGCACGGCTATCGAGCTGGCCGGAGCTGGCGCGACGATGGACATGTTTGAGGAGACGATCGCCAACGCCGGGGGGACTGACTGATGCCGACCGACAAGATCAAAGACCGCTACATGACGTTGCGGCTACCTGCGGATGTGGAGATCGAGCTGCGGAAGATGGCCGAGGAGAACACCCGCACGCTGGCCGCGCAGATCCTGCACTGCATCAAGCTGGAACTGGCACGCCAGTCTGAGAAGGTGAAAGCATGACGAACTACGAACGCACTGAGGCCTGGTTGAAGGCCTGCGGCAAAGAGCCTGACACCGAGAATCTGTCTGTGCAGATCGGCTGCCACCTGGAGGAGTTCTGCGAGTTCTTGGGGGCGCTGCGAAGCGACTCTGAGGGCTACGGCAAGCTGTTGGAGCGCACGCGCACGGATCTGGAATGGTTCGCTGGCAAGCTGAAGCGCCGAGAGCAGTTTGTTTACATCCCGGTGCACTTGCGCACCGATGCGCTGGACGCGCTGTGCGATACCGAGGTCACTGGCAATGGTGTGGCTTATATGGCAGGCATGGACAAGCCTGGGGCCGATCGTGCTGTGCTGGACTCCAACGACGCCAAGCTGGTCGATGGCAAGCCTGTGATTCTCGAAGGCGGGAAGATCGGCAAGCCAGAGGGCTGGAAAGCGCCAGACATTCGGGGGTTTGTGTGAGGAAGGCCGGGAAGAAAAGCCCGGCCCAAAGGCCGAAGCGCTACACGATTCTCGACGAGATGATGGCCAGCCCGACCGAGCCGCTGCCACTGGCCTGGAAAACGTACCAGCTCACCAGGATGTACGAGGGTCTGGCCGCTATGGAAAAAGCGCCAAGCCCTACCACGGACGACTGGCGGGTGGTGTCGGATGCGGTCAACCTGATGGAGACCCTGATCGAGACCATGCAAGTGTGCGAGGACAGTTCTGGCCTGCTGATGGACGCCATCACCGCTATGGCCCATGCTGGCCGCCGCAACACTGCCGGTGGCGCGATCCGGCTGGATGGTGCTGGCATCCAGGCCGTGCGTGCTGTGCTGGAGGATTACGCCGCGCTGCTGGATGTGCTGCCTGCAAGGGCCATGATTCGCTGCCACCGCCTGACCGAAAAGCGCCTGCATGAGCTGCTGGATGGCAAACGCAAGCCGCACGATGTTGAGGTGACGTTGCTCTAAGGGTTTGTCCCTATAAAATAAATGTGTGAGATTGTGGGAAGTGGTGTTATACTGGAGGCCTACCAACAAACAACCAGCAAGGAGCTGACCGTGATCAAAATGAGCACTTCATACATTAAGAAAACAACTCAAGCGGCATATTCAAGCGCAAGCAATGCAGATACCCTCAAAAAAGTTTTGCATTTGTTGGTTGCTGACGACACTTTGTCATCAGAACAAACAATGAAAGAAATGGATAAGTTTTACATGGCTGTGCAAGCTGCTAAATAAATCAACCGGGGCCACTGGCCCCACCTTTCAGGAGAATGACATGAAGAATTACACAACACCCCGTAACTTTGCCGACTGCACCTGGGTGCAGGGATATGGCCGCGCAGAGCCGCTTTGGGAGCGCGTGGCTGGCTATGCCTTGGCTTTTGCAATTGGTGTCGGCATGGCCGCATTGCTGGTCGCGTGGTGGTCGTCATGAGCTGCTACAACACCATGATGATGAACAGCCGCCAGGATGATGAGGATCTGGCCGAGAGCCTGGCCTTTGCAATCGAGGCGCGTGCTGCTGAACTGATGACGCATGGCGAGGCGTGCGACCCGATGGATGGCTTCAACATCTCAGAGGCTTTTGGCGAGGCCACGACCAACGAGAAGATGGTCATGGCGAAGGTGTTAACCGAGCGCAAGTTCGATCAGGCTGGGATATTGCTGGACATGATCTCTAGGGCGTATTGGGCAAAGATGGCCGACGAGATGGCCGAGAGGGAGTTGACATGATCCGTGAAATGTACAGCTGGGTGCAGAATTTATATGCGCCACCAAGCGCCGAGACACTTGCGCTGCGTGAGCTTGAAGAATCACGCCGTGAACTGTTGAAGTCTCAGGCGCATCAAGAATACACCGCCAAGATGGTTGAGTACCACCAAGGAAAGATTACTCGCTTGAGCAAGTTTCTTAAAGCGTCCATGAAAGAACAAGACAAGGAGCAAGCATGATCTGCAATGAATGTGAAAACGTAGCGCACTGCACAAAACATGGCTGTGTGCCGAAGCAGCCAGCACCTGTGCAGGAGCCTTACGCATGGCATTACAAAAATGCTGCTGGTGTTTCTGCTTGGCATTTCGGGCCATCAAGAATGTTTGATGCTGATTTGGAAGCCTCAAAAATGTGGCCGAGAACACATCAATTGATCCCTGTTTACACAGAAAACAGACGTTCAATCTCGGACTGTGAAGAACTAGCGGCACTTGGCTGGCAAGCCATTACTTGTCCAAGCTGTGGAAATGTTGGAGCAAGAGGCTATCCAAGAAACGCCGCCCCACCCGCACAGCCAGCCGTGCCCGATGCGTTTGGAACGCGAGAGGGTGAGCACCCCGAGTACATCCAAGGCTGGAACGATTGCAGGGCAGAGATGTTGAGCATGAGAAAGCGAGTGAAACCATGAACTGCTGCGACGAGTTTGGGAATTGCAGGCAGGGCCCGAACTGCCCTGTGCGTGTGGCCAAGATCGGGAAGAAGCTGCACGGGCCTGAGCTGTTGCCGCAGTCTGTGTGGCGGTACATGCTCAGGCGTGTGGCCTGGTGGTTTGTGGTGGGCATCTTGGGGATGCTCTGGCTGGCCTTCTTGGTGGCTTGCGCCGCCGTTTATGCGTAAGGCCTGGTGCCAGCCTTGTCGATGATCAAAGCCTGCCTGCGGGGGCTGGTGTCCACGCTGTTCGGCACGCTGATGTGAGTCCAGCGATCAAACTCGCGGATGACCTGATCGTAGCCAATGCCACTGGCGACGATGGCCTTGACCACTTGGTCTGGTGTCATACCTGGCACACGGAAGTCGGCAGCGCAGCCGATGCGGTGCTGGCTTGTGTCCCTGCTGCCCACTGCGTCGTTGACCTTCTTTGTGCGCAGGCCTGACGAGATCATGATGGGCTTGCCGTTCAGCACGACTTTGACCTGCTCCAAGAAGTCTGCAAGCCTGGTGAGGTTGGCCAGCTCCTGATCGTTTGGGCTGTTGTCCCAGCCGTTGCGCTCTGCGGTCTCGCTGGCTGTCAGCTCTTCCAGGGTGAAATGGGGTGTTAG